CCGCTTGAGCTGCATAACGCGCACCTGATAAAGCTTGAGCAAAGGATGCTCCACCCATCAAGCCCATAGCCAAAGAGTTCTGAGCAAGGGTATTAGTCAATTCAATAGATTGACCATTGATTTCAATAAGAGCGCGTTGCACTCCATCTAAGCCAATCTCCCATGAAACGAAAGGATTGCCTGCATCCATTGTATAAACATCAGCCAATGTAGTTTGAAGCTCTGTAACTTTACCCTGAACATCATTGAGCATCTTTGTATATTTCTCAATATCATCCATGTTCTCATTAGCGATTGCTTTAAGAAGAAGCAAGCGAATCTTATCTTCTTCTGAAATCTTGCCTTTGAGAGCTGCCTCAATCTGAATCTTCTGAAGGTCAAAAATTGCTTTGGCTTTGGCTAACTTAAGGTTTTCTTTAGTGGTTTTAGTTAAAGCTTGAGTTGCTTTTGTTTGTGCAGTTGCTGCTTTAGACGCTGCTATTGCATCGGCTTTCTGAGTATCCTGTGAAGATACTGACATAGAGATATTGCCGAACCCTTTACCATTATTGAATAACCCACCGCTTGGAGCAAATAGACTAGGGTTTTTGAATACATCTTTAGTGATGGCAATAAACTTGCCAGTCTCACGAGTTAGATAGGCAAAAGCATTTGCTATCTTGCCAATACCTGCAACAACAGGATCAATGGTGCTAGAGCCTGAGGCAATTTTAAGGGCATCAACAAATCCTTTGCCAATAGTTTCTTTAGCATTATTGACTGCAACTTGAAGCTTGGCTATTTCGCCTGCATAAGTACCAGCAGCAACAGATGCCTGACCTGCAAAAAGAACAGAAAGTTTCTGTTGGATTTCTTCAAAACTTGAGCTAGTGAGTTCTGCCTTGCTAAGTCCGACACCTAAGCGTCCTAAAGCTTGAGTCTGCCCTAGATAACCCTTTTGGAGACTTTGTGAGACTTGGGTGAGGCTCTTACCCGTGCCTGCACTTATATCTAATGCAAGGTTAAGCAATTCTTGAGACTTAGTAACTGACATTGTGGCTCGCAAAAAGCGATCCATAGCTGGACGAAGTTCATCATCGAGGACACCTGTTTGTTGCTCTAAACGAGAAATGTATCCATTGACAGTTGCAGCACTACTGCCGTAAGCAAGGCCAAGGTTGTTAAGAGTCTGTCCTAATGCTTGAGCTGCTTTATCATCTTCTGCATAGGCTTTAATTGAACGACCAATGCCACGAACTCCAAAGGCAATACCTAAACTACCTGCTAGTCTTTTAACACTTCTAGAGAGTTTATCGGTAGATGTCTCTGCTGCCTTGAACGCCTTTTTTCCTATGAACTCAGCGGCGATATTAATGGCTACATTACTCATGCTGCTCTCCTAACATCTACCATTGCTGTTCTACGATTGAACTTTGTTGTTGTGTTTTCGATTGCCTTAAAGACTGAAGCATTGGCTCTGCCCTGAGTATTAGCCCACGCTCTGAAGATTAAGCGACCCATCATGCGATGATCACCTTTACGAGCTGGGCCATAGAGTTGCCCTAGATTAGAAATAAATTGATTGCCAGCATAAGGATTATTTGAGCGAGATACACCTTTAGATGCTCCACCTGCTTTTGGCCCAACCCAATCTTGACCTTGGCCATTCTTGCGACCAGCAGTCTCATAGATTGCACCAATCATAGACTTATTCTGAATACGGATATTATTAACAAATCCAGCGCGATTAGGTTTAGAAGGTGATGTTTTATAGATAATACCTTTGCGGATTTCCATAGCGTTATATTTTGGAAACCTGCCACGAGGGCTAGTAACTTCACTCCAGCCACTCATAGGAGAAGCAATCGGAACGAATGACCTAGCTTCATTGACGATTGGCTTGAGAACTGCGCCCAATTCTTTATTTAATTCTTTAGCAAGGTCTGGAGCATATTTGTTTAAGGCTTTCTTAAGAGCGACCGCGCCTACTACTTCTGTTGGCATCGTTCATCTCCTTTGCTTCATCTCTTAGGCCTTGCATCAATGCCTGAAGCATTGTTGGGTCTAACTCTAATAACTGCTGTGGCGCGAGCCCCAACCTAATGCTCAATCGAGCAATAAGGTAAGTGAATGGAAGATCGCGCTTTAAGACAAAGGGTCGGAGTCCAACACCTCGACACTTTTAAGAGTGCCGATGAAAGTCTCTAACCTTGCATCTACTGGCTCACCTAACCTTTTAACAACTTCATGAGCTAAAAAATACACTTGGGTCTGAAGTTCTTCCTCACGGAAGGCCTTGTGAAACCCCATCTTGTAATGCTGTTCAAATATGTATTCGATGATAGGAGTTACTTCGCCCTGCACTACTTTTCCATCTTCGAATGTAATCTTTAGCTGTGCCATGATTTGCCCCTTTGTTTAGTTGTTTAGAATGTACCTGTGGTTGCTACTGTGATTGCTCCTGAAACCTGAAAAGTCAGGCTCTGCATTCCTAGACTAGCAACATCTCCCGCAATAGGAGTAATTGTATCAACCAAGATTAGCCCACTATAAAATGGGTTAGCAGCTGAACCTGTTGATGACTTATCTAGTGCGCACTTAAAATATGCATTAGTAGCAAATAGAGTGTTCAATGATTGCAATACAGCAGTAGCTCCATCATCGTTGATTAAATCAACAGTAATGGTGTTATTCTGCAATCCTGCAACATAACGATGGCCAGTATCGCCCATCGCTGTGGTCTCAATCTGATCTACAGAACGAGTCAATGTGAAACTTGTTACATACGCGCTAAGATCGATTGAGGCAGGGTCTGTTGCTCCTACTTTGAATCCAACCTTATTTACGATTCCCTGTGCCATAATTATTCCTCATCTTTCTTAGTGACTGGTTTTGGTGCTGTTGCAGTTTGACCGATTCGCACGAGCCATTCTGCGTTTGCTTTGTCGTTATCGGACATGATTAACTCCAACTTGTTAGAATTGATACGGACATCTCGCAACTGAGAAGGTCTCCCGAAGCAGTATTGAGAACGCTAGGTGCGCTTATTGCGCTTACATTATAGGTGAAAGAAGATGCAGCAAGTAATCCGAACACGCTAACTACTGTGTCCTCAATACCGTTAAGGTTGCCCTCATTATCAAAAAGTGGCACTGTCATGACAATCTTGAAATTAGCAAAAGGGCTAATAGAAATCTGAGAGTTATTGTTAGGTGTCAAGTATGGATCATCGGGTGACACGATAACTGAGTTAGCCAGAACTGTAGCTGGCGGGAATGCAAAGGTTTGCCACTTAGCGTTATTGACTAGGGCAGTCGCTAAAGTGGTTCTGAGTGTAGTAATGGCAACTGGTGGCATTATCCGACCATTGAGTTAGGGCTTAGCGCGTGTGCTATCAATCCTCGCACCTTAGCGAGAAGCTGTGCGCTCATTCGATAAGGGCTTGGCTGGAAATCGACAAGGTTACTGCCTGAAAGGGTAGCAGTGCGTGCTTGCCAGATTTCAACAGATATCATTAAAGCTGCTTGCTGAATAGCCATGTCTAATGTCCAATCGACATAAGTGTCGGCTGATACAACTCCAAAAGGTTGAACTGGATGCTCTACTGCTGGAGTGTTGTTGTTGCCAGTGATGTTATAGGTGATGTTGTAATCGCCTACTCCAGTGAGAGTCTTTGATCCGTTGTGCTTAGAGCCATTGCCCGTAATAACTACAGTCTGGCCTACATAAAAGACTTTCTCTACTTTGTCCTCAAAGTAGAGTGTTCCTGTTGTTGCTGTGTTGCTATGTGCAATGTTATATGTTGTGTTAGTCCAGAGCATTGGAAGTAGGACTGCATCTGTAGCATCACACACTTCTTGTAAAACGGCATCGGTGTACAGAGTACCGACTCCGAGAGTACTGCGGAGTTCTGAGACTGTGGTCAATGCCATTCTGATTCCTTTCTAAAGACTCTGAGGGGTAGAGGGCTACTACCCCTCAGAGCGACTTAGTTTACAGCTTACGGTGCTGTGTAGTTAAAGCGGCGAACGCCCTTACCTGACTTAGCAACATAGATTGCTAGGTATCCGTAAAGGTTGATTTCGATTTCGCCTGAAGTCAAGACATTAACACGAAGTTGTGTTGTTGGTGACTCCCATGTGTAAACAGATGCTGGAGCAACAAGGAATGCTGACTCATCAATGACACCTGAAGTTGTGATGTTGTGATCTACGATTAAATCAGTACCAAGAATGCCACCGCGAACAGATGTTGCAACTGCGTTACCTGAAGCGTTGTATGTTGGGCCTTGTGCTGAGTAAAGTGCGCGACCTGTTGAGTCAGCGTATCCTGCGATAGCTGCCCATTGGTCAGTTGATGCAACAAGCTTGTTAGCGAAATCTCCGCCAGTTCCCTTGTATGCTGCTGCGCCTTCTACAGAGATGAAGCTCTGAAGTCCTGCTGCTGTTGCTGCAACTCCAGTTGCCTGTGTACCAGATGCTGTGAATGCTGCAATAAGAGCCTTATCTGTTGCTGACTCATATGCCTTGCGAAGTTCAGTCATCATCAATTCCATGAATGCTGGAGATGAGCGATCTACAAGCTCAAATGATACGCGCTGCAATCCTGAGAACTTGTTCACAGTTACTGTGTCGTATGATGATGTCATACCTGTCTCAGATGGTGCTACACCTTCGTCAGTGTCTGCAACTGTTGGTGCAGTGTTAGGTGTTGCATTGTTGGTGTACATGCGAGGAACAGTAAATGACATACCTGACTCAATAAGAGCTGAGCGTGTTACTGCTTCAAATGCTGGACGGCCTGTGAATGTATCTGTGATGAATGTGTTTAGGTGTGGAGCAAGTGTAAGACCAGTGTTTGTTGATGTTGAATCATCTGCTGCGCGAACAATGCGGCGTGACTCGTCATCACCAAGTGCTGCCTTGATGTTTGCTTCTAGGTATTGTGCTGATGTGATTGGTGCTACGCGCTCGCGCACGAATGTAGTTGCTGTCACTACAGTTGGGCGAGCAGCTTCAACCGCTGCTGCTTCTACTGCTGGTGCTGCAACTGTCTCTGGAGTATTCTCCACAGCTGTCTCGCTTTCTGTTGGTGTGATTTCTTCTTCTACGACTTCTGGAGTTTCCTCAGCCGCTACATCGAGTACCTGAGCAGACTTAAATGCTGGCTCAGTTACCAATGAAACCTCTAGCAATTTAGCAGCAGAGACGAACATGATGTTGCCCTTCTGCTTTGACTTGATTACTTCTACTCCTACAGACAGACCAGATTGCAAGCCTTCTTCTGCAAGGATTAAAGCTTCTGTGCCACGATTAGATCGTGAAACTTTGAATGAGGCATATACGCCATCTTCTTGCTCTGTGAATTGTGTGGCCTTACCTAGAGGCTGGCGTGAGTCGTGTTGGTTTAGTAACTTGACAGACTTTGGGTCATCTGGAAGTGCGATAGCGCCCTTCTCAAAGACAACCTTGCCAGCAGAAGTGTTACCCACTTCTCCAGTTCCCGCTGGAACTATCTTGCCTGAGATTAAGCGTTCCTCAACATTGGCAATGAGTCCAGAGGAGAAAGTGATTACCTGATTCTCCATTATTCGATTCCTTCGCTTCCATTAGGTGTTAAATCTTCCATCTCCATAGCTTGTTCTACTGTGATTAAGCCAAGAGATAACATCTTCTCAATTACTAGCAAGCGTTCCATTGGCTCTGTTGCTAGGAATGAAGAATCTACATCGAACTTAACTGCATTGCCTCTAGCAGTAATATCATCCATAGACAGACGATCTTCTATTGCACATACATAAGGGGCAAGTGATAGAGAGTAAAATGATTTTCTTTCGTCAAGCAAGTTTGAGTATGTCATGCTTTGGTTGGCTTCAGCTGAAATCATGTAACTAGGGATATTGCATAATCTGCTAATTTCCGTAGCAAGAAATTGCTGTGCAGAATCGTACATCATGTCTTTAGGTGAAAACGATGTTGGCTGGTATTCCAGAGTAGATGTTAGGTAAGCAGTCGCACGATTTTGGCGAGCGTTCTTCCATGCAGCTAATAATCCTGCAACTTCTTTAGGGTCAAGGTCAGCGCCATTGTTCCGTAACACACCCGACGGCATCGGTGTGGATGCAGCTATAACTGCTGCTTTACGCAAATCAATAGCAGCTCTAATAGTGTCAGAGCCTCGTTCTAAAATACCTTCATCAAAGGCTTGGAAGGTAATGATTGAACCAAGACCTGACATAGGTACAGCAACTGCATCAATAAAATACTGAGTGATTTCCATTCCGTAAAGGTCAGTGTTAAAAGTAACCTTGACATTAGGTATCCACTTAAAGCGAGAAGGACGGCCATCTTCTGCATAGAGTTCTGTAACTTGCCAATAAGCAACTCCATACATAAAAAGTGAATCAACAGTCCAAGCCATTGTTACTGATCTAGGTTGGTTAATTGCTGGTTGATCTACCCAGACTGGATTACCTAGTTCTTCTCCAGTTGATGTGCGATAAAGGTTAAGTGGTAATCCACCGATTACACCTTTTAATAAATTAGCGCATCTAGCTACTGAAGGTACAGACATTGCCTCATTACGATTAACGCGAGGCAGAACATAATTGAAAAGCGAGTTAAGATTCTCGCCCATAATGGTTGGGGCGTATTGCGCTGTAAGCGATGTCTTATTAGGAGTGGTTGCTTCTGTCTTGCGGAATAGACCCATAGTCATAAAGTGTAGCATTTGTCAAGTAATTAGACAACACGCTAGGGGTATGTCTAAGTAATAATTTGAGGCTTAGGTGCGGGGAGCATTAACTTGCTAACTACCATCGCCAAGCCAATAGGAGCAGAAATGTCTCCTGCTGACTTGCGTTTAATGATTCTCCAAGCCGAGTCATTGACTTTAGCTGCACAGTTATTCATCTGTTGGATAAGTTCTGCCTGACCATTATGAACGACTTTGTGAGTCACCAATCCAGTGAGCAAATCTCCACATGCCTGATAGAACTGCTGTCCTGAGACATCTTCTGTCATAACCCCAGCTTGTTTTAATCTATCGGCTATAGATTGAGTTGCATACTTGTCGTAGCAGACTAATCGCGGTCTGTAAAGGTCACACCAGCCTTTAATGGCAGCTGCAATCTTTAAATCATCAACTGCGACCTGAGAACTCCAAGTCTCCATGATTCCAATGCCGATTCGCCCGTCTGGAAGTATCTGGCCAGCCACAAGTGAGCAATTTCTTCTACTCGGACTAACATCGAAGGCAAAGATTGTGTATGCCCCAACTGCAAGCTCTAGAGTGTTATCGCTAGTCTCCTCAAGTACGCCATGAGGCCAAGGACTTTGAAGCGAATCAATCCACTGGCATAAAGTCTCAGTACGAGTAGTCTCAATCGGAGCAGTCGCAATTGCTTCCTCGATTGATTCTTTAGTCACTGTGTAACCTAGAGCAGGATTACTTGGTGCTACAGCATCACGCCAGAAAGTTTCTGATCTAATGTCTATCTTGCAATACTGTGGGGCAGAATACTCATAATAGCCAAAAGTCTCAGGCGGGTAATCCTTAGCTCGTTCAACTAGGCCATTGAGAACTGTTGAGAATGCATCACCCGCATTCGATGTTAAAAATGTCTGGGCATTAGCGCGGGCTCTGGTAGTTGGAATTGCAGCTTTGTACCCGTCCTCAGATATTTCACGCACTTCATCAATCCATAAGAAGTCAGCAGTGCGACCACGCGCTGAGTCTCTAGTATCTGATACCAGGTCAAGTGTTGCACCATTAAGCAGCTCTATTCGCTCCCCACCGTTGGCATATCGGACTGCTTTAGTCAAAGCCTTGAGTTCTGGAGTTGATTCTATGATCCAAGCGATTTCTCTAAAGGTCATAAGGGCAGTTGCTCGGTTAGAGGACATAATGATGTGCTTCTTTTCATCGCCATAGAACATGCCCCAGATAACACGCACTCTGCCTAGGTGAGACTTGCCATTCTGTCTCGAAATAAGCAGCAGGGCAGTCTTGACTCGATACTGGTCTTTCTTATCGACCATCATCATCTGTTTAAGGACATGCTCCTGATATGGCATGAGCTTGTCCATCTTTAAGCGCTCGACCATTTCAATTACTTCACCAGCTCTGGATTTGCCCTTGAGAAGTGGGCTGTGAATCCTTGGTTGAGTTGCCCCTCGTAGCGGCTGGGTCTTTTTGGGCTTAGTTGTCATTGACTCGGACTAGGTCGGACTGTAAAAGGACTGTCCAGCATCGGCTCGGACTGCATCGGGTAGATATGCCCTGA